TCGTTCTTTCGATTGTTTTGTTCTTTGCGTTGCCTATTTCAGTTTTGGTGGTTGTTGACTACATGAAGATGAAATCAGAGTTGCAGCACGAAATTCGTCAGTTAAGAAAACTCAAGAAGGAGTTGAAAGAGAGCAATGAAAAAACTGATACTGTTAAGTCTGCTGATGCTGGTGGCTTGCGATGATAGATACAGGTATTTCTGTCAAGACCCAAAGAACTGGGCCGCAAAGAGATGCCAGCGTCCTGATTGCCTGTTCACGCAGGATTGCCCAGATTATCTTGTAGCCCCTGTTTTGGAGAAGCAAATTGTTCAACAAGCGCAACCAGCATCCGCAGCGTCTTCTGACCGCTGAAGAATTAGAAGTCAGGACTTGGAGTTTTGTCGTCATTGTCGTGACGTTCATACTCGCAGGGATTGTGGCTTTTATGCTTTACAGCTTGGCCTTCGTGACTCAACCTTTGAAGGCTATGGCTCCAATGGACCAAGCCTTTGCCAAAATGCTTAACGACATTGTGTTGTTGGTGGTTGGCGGTATTGGCGGTGTGATGAGCCGTAAGGGTGTTCAAGCAGTTGCAGAAAAGATTTCTCCAACACCCCCACAGCCCCAAGCCGTAGCGACTAGCGTTGCCCCATCGACTACGGCTTCAGCGGGTATGTTTGACTTCAACTTTGGCGGCTTCAAGAACCCAGAGTTGGATGAAACTTGGGTTGCTCCTCCTCCTCCAACGACTCCGGCAGATCATTTGGAAGCAGAACATGAACGAGAACATCTCGCAGCAGCCAGAGCAGAGGTCTCAAAATGATGAATCCTTGGATGATTCTTGGGGCTATAGGTGTCGCGGTTTCTGCATACTTTTACGGCCACCATGTCGGCTATGTATTAAAAGAGACAGAGGACTCACTGGAGATTGCCAGAATCAATGGCGAGATGACGAAGAAAAAGGATGAACAAGATGCTAAAGATGCGCAAACTAAGCAAGAGTTTGAAACTAAGCTCAATGGGATTATTGCTAGTCGTCCAAGGCTGTACGTCCCCATCTCCTCCAAAACTGGATGTTCCACCACTTCCACCAACAATGGTCAAGAGAGAGCCGAACTTGACGGACAGACTGTTGAAGACCTTATCCGGCTCGTCGCAGAAGGAGACAGGGCCATCATCGAACTCAACTCCTGCATCGACAGGTACGAAGCCATAAGGAGTACGGTAAGTGGTCAACGCTGAACAACTAGCCAAATTACACATTGGTCCACAATGGGTTGATGCTCTTAATGAGACATTTACCCGTTTTGGAATCAATACTCCAAAGCAGCAAGCAGCATTCATTGGTCAGTGTGGACACGAATGTGGCAACTTCAAGGTGCTTGAAGAGAACCTGAACTATCGTGCAGAGACTCTGATGAAGCTCTGGCCTAGACGCTTTCCAACCTTGGAGTTTGCAAAGCAGTACGAAAAAAATCCTAAAAAAATCGCCAATTCTGTTTACAGCAGCCGTATGGGAAACAGAGATGAAGCGTCAGGGGATGGGTTCCGTTTCCGAGGAAGGGGTTGCATCCAATTAACTGGGCATAGCGGTTATTACCATGCTGGCAAAGCCTTGGGAGTTGACTTTGTGATGGAGCCTGATTTGGTGGCGACTCCAAAGTTTGCTGCTTTAACGGCTGGCTGGTTCTGGTCAACTCACAACTGCAACGCTTTGGCTGAAGCAGGAGATTGGGTTGGACTTACCAAGAAGATCAACGGTGGAACGATTGGACTAGACGACCGAATCAAACACACCAATGAAGCATTGGCGGTTTTAACAGCCTGATTTCAGCGAAAATACAGGCTATGTCAAACGTAAATCAGCAGTTAAATACACCAGCAGTACCAGACTTGCCTAATCCGCAGCCTGTGCATGACCGGCTGACTATTGCTCAAACTAACGCTGCTTTACGAACATTCTTTGTTAAGTTGGTAAATTCCCTATCGGCATTGTTTGGTGTTCGTGGCGGGAAGTTTTTGAACGTTCCTTACGGTGCTTTTCAAGACACAACAGATCAAAGTGCCAGTGCTAACACAGCTACTGTGATGACGTTTAATACGACAGACTTTGCCAATGGCGTTTCTGTCGTTTCAAACTCAAAGTTAACTGTTGCTCAAGCTGGAATCTACAACCTTCAATTCAGTGCGCAGTTCCAAAACACAGACACTCAATTGCATGATGTGAGCATTTGGCTGCGTCAAGATGCTTCTGGTGCTGGTGTTGACATTGCTGGTTCTACTGGTTTTGTAAGCGTTCCAAACTCTCACGGTGGCATTGATGGTCATACGATTGTTGGCTGGAATTACTATGTCACACTCAATGCAAACGACTTTGTTGAGATTTGGTGGTCAACTCCAAGCACTAACGTGACTATTCAAGCGTATGCAGCGGGTACGTCTCCAACTAGACCGGCAACAGCGTCTGTCGTTGCGACATTGACTTTTGTGTCTAACCTTTTAACGTAATTCATCATGCCATTCATTCCTCTCAAAATCCCTGCTGGTGTTTACCGTAACGGCACTGAGTATCAAGCGTCAGGTCGTTGGTATGACTCAAATTTGGTACGTTGGTACGAGAACACACTTCGTCCAATTGGAGGATGGCGTAAGCGCTCAAGCAGCCAAATGACCGGCTCATGCCGTGGTTTGCTTACTTGGCGCGATAACTCCAATGAGCGTCATATTGCTGCCGGTACTCATTCAAAGCTCTATGTAATGAATGAGGCTGGAACCTTAAAAGACATTACGCCAACGACATTCACAAGTGGTCGTGCTGACGCTGTATTGAAGATTGGTTATGGTCAGTCGTCTTATGGCTCATACGCTTATGGCGTTGCTCGTCCAGACTTGGGAACGTATCTTCCAGCCACGACTTGGAGCCTTGATACTTGGGGTGAATACTTAGTTGCTTGTTCAACTGAAGACGGAAAGCTGCTTGAGTGGCAGCTTGACTTTGGTACGCCAACAAAAGCAGCAGCAATCACCAATGCTCCAACATCTTGCACAGCAGTTATGACGACTGCTGAACGCTTTGTTTTTGCTCTTGGCGCTGGTGGCAATCCACGCAAAGTTGCTTGGTGCGACCAAGAAAACAACACTGTTTGGACTCCTTCAACGACAAATCAGGCGGGTGACTTTGAGTTAGTGACAGTTGGCTCGATCAAGTGCGGTAAGCGTCTGCGCGGTTTGAACTTGCTGTTTACTGACGTTGATGTCCATGCCTCTACATACATTGGCGCTCCATACGTTTACTCGTTTGAGAAGGTTGGCGCTGGTTGTGGCGTGATTTCAACTCAAGCCGTGGCTGCAATTGACACTGCTGCAATCTGGCTGTCTTCATCAGGATTCTGGATGTATGACGGATACGTCAAGCCATTGCCATCTGATGTTAGTGACTACATACTTAACAACATCAATTACAACCAATCCAGCAAGATTTACTGCGTCCACAACAGTAAGTTTGGTGAGGTGACTTGGTTCTATCCGTCTGCCGCTGCAACGGAAAACGATTCGTATGTGACCTATAACTACCGTGAAGGCCATTGGGCTATTGGCACATTGGCTCGTACTGCCGGAACTGACCGTGGGGTTTTCACTAATCCATTGATGGTTTCCACTGATGGCTACATCTACGAACACGAAGTTGGCTTTGACTACGGTGGTTCCACGGTTTATGCCGAATCTGGGCCAATCGAGGTCGGTTCTGGAGATAACGTGATGTCTGTACGTCAGGTAATTCCTGACGAACAAAGCCTTGGTGAAGTTGTGCTGTCGTTTAAGACTCGGATGTATCCGATGTCAGACGAAACAACTTATGGTCCATACACCGTCAATCAACCAACTGATGTCCGTTTCTCAGGTCGTCAAGTCAAGATGCGAGTGACGGGCAATACGTTGCAAGATTGGCGTGTTGGCGTGATGCGTTTGGATGCGGTTGCTGCTGGACAGCGATAAACAGATGAGTGAGCATAAGGGCCAATGCTCCACTAAAATTGGTTCAGTTGAACAAGGGGAATGATATGGGATGGTTTAGTGATGTTGTTGGCGGTGTAGTTGATACCGTAAAAGACGTGGCATCAAGCCCAATTGGTAAGGTAGGTATGCTTGCTGGTGGTGCTTATTTAGCAAACCCTGCATTGTTTTCTGGCATTGGCGCTAGTAGCGGTGGTGGCGGCTTATTAGGTGGATTGTTTGAATCTGCTGCTCCAGAAGTTCTTGGCGAAGCCAGTGGAGCATGGGCTACAAGTCCGGCTGCTAGTGCTGGAATTCTTGGCGGTGCTGCTAACTGGGCTTCTGCTAACCCATTGTCTGCTGCTGGTTTAGGCTTGGCTGCAACTGGTGTTTTAGGCGGTGGAAATAAGCCATCATCTACAACAACAACTTCATCAATTGACCCCGAGATGAAGGCTGCTTATCTGCGTAACTTGCAAGAGGCTCGCGGTGTTGCTGGCAACCTTCAAGCAAAGCGTATTGCTGACTTCAGCGGTAACTATGCAACTGCTGAAGAGCAATTGCGTAACTTGGGTCTTAATGGCGTTGGTCAGCGTCAAACTGCTGAAGCATCACGCTTGACGGGTCTAGAGACAGGTTATACGCCAGAGCAAATTGCTGCTGCTCAGATCAACCGTGGTGCAATCCAAAACATTGGCATGAATACTGGCGCTCAGTTTATGGGTCAGTATCAAAATCCTTATGAAGAGCAAGTGGTTCAATCTGCTCTTAACGATATTGAATTGGCTCGTCAACGTGCTGATGTATCTGGTCGCGCTGCTGCTACTGCTGCTAAAGCCTTTGGCGGTTCACGTCAAGGTGTTGCAGAAGCTCTGACAAACGAAGCTGCTTTGCGCAACGCTGCAACTACTGCTGCAAACTTGCGCTCTGCTGGTTTCACAACTGCTGCTCAACTTGGTCAATCTGATGCTGCTCGTATCCTGCAAGCTCAGATGGCAAACCAAGGCGTTGACATGACGACAGAGCAAGCAAATGCTCAACTGCGACAGCAAGCTGACTTGGCTAACCAAGCAGCTATTGCGCAAGGCGCTGGTATTCGTTTGAGTGCTGCCGGTCAACTTGGCTCTCTTGGCGCTCAACAGCAAAACTTGGGTATTGCTGGCGCACAAGCTGTCATGCAAGCCGAGGCTGTCCGTCAAGCACAAGAGCAAGCAAGATTGGATGCTGAACGCAATCTGGCTTTGGAGCGTTTGCAAGTTTCTCAGGCTGCACTTGGCTTGCAGCCAGCAAACTTGGGCGGAACTCAGACAACACCACTCTATACAAACACTGGCGCAAACCTGCTTGGTGGTGCATTGGGTGGCGCTACATTAGGCAAGATGATTGGCGGTACAACAGGTGCTGGTTACGGTGCTTTGGCTGGTGGCTTGTTAGGTTTGATTGGTTAAGGGGTAAATGATGGCAACTCAAGGTTTTGGCGGTTTGCTCTTTGGTCAAGGTGGTACTGGTCTTGAAGAATACTTGACACCAGAACAAACTGACGCAATTCAACAGCAAGGTATGCTGCAAGCCGCAGCAGCTTTGCTTTCTGCTGGTGGTCCTAGCGCACGACCAATTTCACTTGGTCAAGCTATTGGTGGTGCTTTGCAAGCTGGACAAGAAGGTTATAGCAAGGCTCAAACAGGTGCTGTTCAAAACTTGTTTGTACGTCAAAAACTTCAAGAAGCACAAATTGAAAACAACTTGCGCAAATTGATGTTGAGCGAAGCTGGAATGTCTCCAACTGGTGGTGTGTCTCAAGCAACTGGTGCTGCAACAACTGCTGAAGGCGCTGCTGCTGGTGGCGCTGCTGCTGCACAACCAACTTCGTCAGGATTGTTTGGCGCATTGACTCCAGAGCAGCGTCGATTGATGGCATTTATGAAGCCATCTGAAGCAATCCCATTAGCGTTTAAGGCTGCTGGTGAAAAGTACCAACAGCTTTCTCCTGACGAATTGCAAGCAATGGGCATTCAGCCAAATGCTGTTGTCTTCAAAGGCGCATCAGGTAAGCCAGAAATTATTTCTCGTCCTGACTACCAGTGGGTTGAAACACCATCTGGTGGCAAGCAGTTGATGGACATGAACAACCCATT